TGAGTGATTATAACGGATGGAAAAATAAAGAGACCTGGTTAGTTGGCGTCTGGTTCGGGGATATGCTCGCCGAAGATCAAGAAGAGGGCCAAACAATCGACGCCGAATATATACAGAACCTGGTTGAAATGTGGGTTGATGAATTTGGGCCAGGCGCTGGCTTTTGTTCTGATATTTTTAACTGTGCTTTGTATGAAATCGATTATCGGGAATTAGAAGAGCATTACCAAAGGGAGGCCATATAAATGGAATTACAAGAAATAGCCCGATTATTAGAAAAAGGGGTAGAAGCCGATATTTGGTATGATGCCGAAGATCATAACGACGAAAAAGCCGTTAAGGTCATAACCGAAGTACAGGAAGCCATGAAAGAAGCGGCGGAAATATTCCGAGAAGTAACGGAGGTTTTATAAATGGAAAATCAGATATTAAACCAGTGGGCCGCAATGGATGAAAGCGGCGAGCGAATAATACGCCTATTCAATAACGAAACCCAGGCTACTCAATGGGTCAAATACTATAGATCCAATATTGATATTGATATTCGACCAATCGAGAGAGAGTTGGAGGTCTTAGCGAATGATTAAGCAAAATTATTATATTCCTAATAATCAATATAATATTCTGGTCGATGAATTAGCCGAGGCAATATTTGTCGAGGGCATTATCTGCGACGAAGATTTATATATAGATTTACCTAATGGCGAGGAGGCTTATTCAACCGAGGCTCAAGAGCAATTAGAGCGCCATCAAGAGCATGTTCGCTATTTGCTTACAACTAATGGAGTACATTGCGATTGAGTGAATTTTACAGGGTATACGGCTTTTTCTGCTTTTATGCTCATATCTATATAATGCTATTTTAAAAACAAATTGGCCCTCTAAATTGAGGGCCTTTTTTTGTATGGACGAGTTAATAATTAATTGTCTTCTATTAATAGTAACGACCTGGCGCTGGCATTGTTTAAGACTAGGGTATTATCCGTAAAAAATCCAAGCAATAAAAAGTAATAGTGCAATAAATAGAAACCCAACGCCTAACCGCAATATTATTATTTCCATTACTACCTCACCTAACCAACTACTCCAAAATGGATGTTTGCCATAACTGGCTGGCCTAGGCTGTCCACAGTGTGGGCAATGCTTTGCTTTAACTGATACGCGACCTCCACAAACAAAACAGGATTTAAGTTCAGTACTCATAGATAACATACTCCACAGAGCTCTCACCTCCGTCAAATAAAAATTATCAAGCGTATATCCTGGTACTTTTTAAGAGCTCGCGCGCGGGAGTTTATCAATTGTCGAATGCTTTTGTCGAATGATTAAACTTAGTCCCTTATTTTACAGGCTAAAACGAACAAGGGCCGCTATCTATATATTAACGGCCCCTAAAATATAGCTAAAAACCCCAATAAAATATGGCTTTTATGCAACAATATTATATTAAATGGCGCCCGAGTGCCATGGGGGGGTGTGGCGGTACCGTATACAACTCCTACCTATTTTTTAGTATTTCAGACTGTAAATCGGGACCCCCTATGCGGACCAGATTGCATAAACTGTCAAAGTACTATTAGCTGGTGTCGGGGAATTTACATTTTGGAGTGTAAAGAACACAATGAAAAAGCTATTGATCTTCATTTTTATTAGTTTTGTCGCACAAAAAGCGGCTGCAAATAGAGAGTTTTTAGGCCAGGACGCAGCCGAAATTATCGAAAAGGGTAAGGTTTTAGAAGTAATTTTAGATAAAAAACTTGGTATACGTCGCGATTATAGTGTTTATTTGATTTATAAGGGTAACGTTCATCATTGTTTTGTGAAGATGGGCATGGATCTTGATGGTGACGCAGGTTTTGTCTCAAGAAGTAAGTGCATACAATATACAGACAGATACGGGATAATAACTAAGTGGTAAGGTAAAATAGTACCATAAAAGGTTGTGATTCAGCCTATTTTATGGTACAATTCTCTTACAGGTTTTCCTGTTCAAATTTAAGGCTCATGTTATGAGCAATTATGGAACTGATGCCTCCCTCACAGTTCCGATTTCATTAGAATTTGATGTTGAAGTAGATGATGATGGTATCTCCTACTTTGTTGGTTCTTTATTTGTCGGTGACGATGATGAAGGCCAAGACATTCGAGTAGAGTCGGACAATGTGGTGGAGTCGCTATGCGATTACTACAGCGATGTAGATGGATATAACCATCTGTATGTCGTAGCGCATGAATTAACGCGTATTGCGGATATATTAAGAGACCGGGCAGGGCATGTAGAAGATAGTGTCCTGGCTACTAATGATCTGTTTGATCTAGCGGATGAAGACTGGAACTAGATGTTGTTCCATTTGTGGTGAAACAAAGTCTTTATCAGAGTTCTGGGCTAACAAAACTAAAAGCCAGGGTCGAAGCATCCAATGCAAGTCCTGCGAGCGTAAATCGCAAGCAACTTTAAGACAGCTACATTCGGAGCATAAAATACCAGACAATCATTGCTGTCCCATTTGTTTGCGGACGGAATCGGAATGTGTTTCTGGAGGCCAAAGAACAAAGCGCCCATTCAGGTTAGATCATGACCATGAAACAGGCGCCTTTAGAGGGTTTCTCTGTGATAGTTGTAATACAGGACTGGGAAAGTTTAAGGATGACCCAGCCCTGCTTAATCGAGCGATTAGCTATTTAAAGCTTGCTGCTTCTCATCCTGAAGGATCTGAGAAACATCGCAAAGAGTTAGAGGATACTCTACTGGACCCCAACAGCTAGAATGAATATCCCAGCCTTGGTATCCGCCACCCCAGCCATCTTTGTGTTCAAGTAATTGATACATACCGGCTCTGGTAGAAAGCTTCAGATCTAGGTCGTTAGCTTGTTTGCGTAAAGTAGTCTCACTCTTAATATTTTCATAAGTCATAATATACCTCTTAGATTGACTTAAATTCGTTTTACCGAATAGCCATTTCGGGGCGATCAGAATGATCTATATGACTTACCGTACCTTGCCCAAAAGCTGCTCTGTAATTCGTCCGTTGTCTCGACTTTAGCGTCGTATGCTTGGATCAGTCTCTTAGAGCCTTACGCTTGTCCCTGATGCAGAAAGATTAACGGCTGATAATCTACGTTCATGGGAACAATATTAACTTAGTGACCTATCAGGTTGATTTCAAGTCTCCTGACCAAAAAGTGGTAGGGTATTGGAACCGTCCAAAAGGACATGTTGATTATACACCTGTTTGACTGATTTGGCAAGCAAAAACACAACATGTAGTATTTGAGCTTGCAAATATCTATATGTTGTGTTATAATAAGGGTAATTTCCTAACAATTTAAATAAAGGCGGCTGCTATGAAAGCAAAGCGTATTTCCTGTGGTGCGGACATGAAACCTGCCCAGGCTTCATCACCCAAAGGTAAGCCTAGTATGAATATGGGCGGCTACATGAAACTTGAAAAGCCCAAGAAGCTCGGCGCCTATGGCGGCGGCTATATGAAGAAGAAAAAGAAGTAGTGACTACCTGGATTGTCTTGGTAACAGTTTGCGCTGGCCAATTCGCAATGCAGTGTAACTCGATCATACTTACAAATTCATTCAACGAAATTTTAGAATGTCAGACTGAGCTCAATAAAGTTCTGTCTGCTGCACAGGAAAAGGACCTAATCGCATTCGGTGGATGTCACAGGGTCGATGTGGATATCAATCTACTCTAGTTTGGGGTTAAGGGGATGCTCGCCGAAATTGCGGCTGCTTCGGCGGCTTATTCCACAATTAAAAAAGCAATTTCACAGGGCAGGGAACTCGTAGACGTAGGTAAATCTATAGGGGCGTTTGTCTCTGCAGAGGAAGACCTAAAGGCCAAAGTAGAAAAAAAGAAGAACAGTGTATTTACCAAGGTTCTAGGCAAAGAGGGCGATGATTTCGAAGAATTTCTTGCCTTGGACAAGCTCAAGGAACAGAAGAGATCCCTTGAATCTCATATGCGGTTATTTGGACGCGCAGGATTATATGATGATTGGGTGGCGTACCAAGCCCAAATGCGGCGGCAAAGAAAAGAAGCCCTGAAGAAAAAGCAGAAGGAAGCCGAAGAGCTTAAAGAACTTCTAACTTGGGCATTTATTATAATTTTTGTCTGGGGCGGTATTGGATACGGAATATATTGGTGGTTCACCAAATAAAAAACCCGAAAAGTCGGGGAGGACGCTTTCGGGTTTAGTATTTTCAGAGCAACAACTGGGAGGAAAATTGCTCCGATATTTTGAGTATATGCTGCGTTGCAGCAAACGTTCAAGGGTGACTTTACGTAAACTTGGTTTGATTTAATTGCATAGCGGCTTTTCACTATTGTGCGATGAATCTAAACGATAAATGTGCTATATTATAAGCATAACAAAAAGGAAAATGTTATGCTTAGAAAAATATACAGAGCAATCCTGCTCGGACAGGCTGCAAGTGCAGCAAATAAAACTCTAGCAACAATGTCTGATCTAGTTTTAGAAGATATTGGGCAAACTAGAGGCTCCTTTGTGAAAAATGTAGTTGAGTCAGTTCGCAAAGAATTAGACAGAGAAGACAGAGAAATAGCAGCTAAGAAATTGGCAAAGCCAGTAAAAGCAAATGTAAACGCAAACTTAGTTGGGGCGGTTTAATCAGCCCTAACTTTACCTACAGCGCCTAACATCGCTGACTCGGAAGCACCCCGATAAATAATTCTAAACTCAGGTACTTCCTTACATCCACATTTCGTACAGACTGCTTTATTAACAATATCTGCGACCTTAGTGGTTTTACCCTTTAATTTTATTAGATCAGCAACAGCAGTCATAGACTGATGCTCACAGAGCTTACATCTCATCCAGAGGTGGTTATGACTGATAGATTGTAATTCAGACATAAAATTTCCCTAAAATTAAAATGGCGGCTCTACAATTAATGTCCTCCCAAAAACATTAAAAGGAGCCGCCTTAGTCCCACAAGACTGGTCGCAACCAAACATACTAAGACTTTATGAGTCAACAGGTCAAAATGTCAGCCGGCAAGAAATTCAAAAAAGTAGTTAAGGACCCAAAGACTGGACGAAAGCGGACAGTTCGATATGGCGCTAAAGGCTACTCAATAGCTCCTGGCACTAAAAAAGGGGATAGCTACTGCGCCCGATCATACGGCCAGATGAAGAAGCATCCCGAAGCAGCCAAAGACCCTAATAGCCCACTTCGCCTATCTCGGAAAAAGTGGAAGTGTTCAGGAAAGAAATCGAGACGCTCATGACTAAAAATTCACTCGTTGGAAATATTAATAAACGAAAAAAGGCTGGGACATCTCGGTCTAAAAAGAAATCAACAGTCAGTCCTAAAGCATATAGTGATATGCAAAAAGGCTGGCCTAAGAAAAAGAAGTCTAAAAAAACATAAGCGCCTCACTCGAAGTTTTTTAGAGAAACCCAAGTAAGACGCTCATGCCAACCGTTGGGACTATCTCTACGTCGAAGCCTTAGCGGATAAAGGGAGAAAACTTCCAAAACCTTACCAGATTCCGTAAAGACAGTGGCAGTAAATTAATACATCCCCCCATCAGTTATTATGTGTATCGCTTACAAATTTGCACTCGAAAAGCAGAAAAACGTTTATTCACAGTCTTATCCCCAACTTTCTATAAAACCCCCACATTTCGATCCACATTGCCTGGGGGTAAATGGGCTTTTAGCCAAAATTTCATCTTAAATTTATTAGGAGCCCAGAGATGACCAAAGAGCGGTTACAGCGTATTGAGGACAAAGTAGATGACATGGGTCAGGCGATTCTAGCCCTGGCTCGGATGGAGGAGAAGGTAATTACTATCTTCAAACGTCTCGACAATATGGAAGACTCCTTCAAAAAATTTGATGAACGAATGGATGAAGCTGAAAAGCAAGCCATTGCCAGAGGTCAAAAGATAGCATTTGCTGAAAGGTTCTTTTGGATGATTTGCACTGGCGCTGTTGGCCTCGCATTTATTTACCTGAGATAATGATGGAAAAACCCGAAAAACCATTAACTGATAAACAGGAAGCATTTCTTGAGCATCTATTAAGTGATGCGAGGGGAAATGTTAGAACGGCTATGGATCTAGCAGGATATGCCAAGACAACTGCTGTTCAAGAGGTGGTTGGGCCCCTGAAAGAGAAAATCATAGAGCGAACACAGATGATGTTGGCCCTAAACGCTCCAAAAGCAGCCTTTGGTATTACTGATGTTTTAGAAGATCCGTCAGCGATGGGAGCCAGAAACTCCATTGCAGCAGCTAAAGAGGTGTTAGACCGCACTGGGCTTGTTAAAAAAGAACAGGTCGAAGTTAAATCTACAGGCGGAGGCATGTTTATATTACCTCCTAAAACAAGCGATTAATCGTTTCGAAAGAATACATCGTAAGGCGTTGTAACTCCTTTTTTCTCTCGAAATTTTGCATACCACTTTCCTAATTTACCACCAGGTCGCAGCGGATTAAACTTCATGTAATGATCGGACATCCCATTACAAGTTTCTAATAGTTCTTTGAAATGGGTCTTATTTTCATCTGTCCCTTTAACATTTCCTGCCAGTTGCTCTAAATCATCAGCGGTGTTAACGATTTTCATGGCATAATTCTGGACCAAATACTGCTCTCTTAATTTATGTAAATACTCAGTCCAATTCTCTCGGTCCACTTTTGGAACTTTTGCATCCTCGAATATCTCAGTTTTAACTTTTGGTAATCGTTTTTTAAGTTCTTTTAACTCAGATAAAATGACCATCTGATTTACTTCAACTCGATTTAATCGCTCCTCAAGTTTCATAATCGTTTCCCCTATAGTAGCGCCCGAAGGCAGCTTAATGACTTGGAAAGTAAAATCCAGACCCAACGCAACAGCGAAGATACCCTATGCATATAAAGCCGACGATAACGATCCTTTGGTTCTTCACCCTGATCAAGAGTTGGTCGGAGTGGTCGAAGAGGCGATGGATTACCTTGACCAAGGACATTCTTCCAGAAGAACCGCTTCTTGGCTTAGTGAAAAAACTGGTGTCACAATCTCTCACCAAGGTCTTTCGAACATCTGGAAGGCTCATCGGTCAGATAGCTCAGAGCTTCTCAAAAGCCGTAAAAAGCAGCGTAGAAAAAATGCTCCAAAAACTAAGGCTGAAAAAGACGTAAAAGCAGCCAAACGTAAAAGGTCAGATGCCAAACGAGTTTTGGTAATGACCGAGAAGAAAATCGCTAAACTTGAAGGTAAGGATTTAAACAATCCAGTATCAGATGGCCTAGATTTCAATGCGGTTCCACAATCGACATCGGAAATCGTATTCACCCCAAACGAGGGTCCACAGACGGAATTCCTCGCAGCATCGGAAAGAGAAGTGCTCTACGGCGGTGCGGCAGGGGGAGGAAAAAGCCAAGCATTACTTGCAGACCCATTACGATACTTTAATAATTCTGCTTTTGTTGGACTCCTCCTTAGACGTACGAACGACGAACTTAGAGAGCTTGTCTGGAAGAGTAAGGAATTATATCCGAAAGCGTACCCAGGAGCGAAATTTCAGGAGAAGGCGTCACAATGGGTTTTCCCTAGCGGAGCAAGACTATGGATGACTTATCTCGAAAGAGACGACGATGTTTTACGATACCAAGGTCAGTCATTCTCATGGATAGCAATCGACGAGCTTACCCAATACCCCAGTCCTTTCGCATTTAACTATTTACGCTCGCGATTAAGAACTACAGACCCTGATTTACCAGTTTATGTCAGGGCAACGACCAACCCCGGAGGTCCCGGTCATATGTGGGTCAAAAAGATGTTTATCGACCCAGCGCCATCCAATACGGCGTTTGATGCTAGGGATTTAGAGACAAATGAACCTCTAGTTTACCCTGATACCCATGAAAAAGCCGGACAGTCGCTATTCCAACGTCGGTTCATCCCCGCAAGCTTAAAAGATAACCCATATCTCTTCGACGAAGGCACCTATGAAGCAAACTTGCTTTCGCTGCCTGAAAATCAAAGAAGACAGCTTCTAGAAGGCGATTGGGCGGTAGCAGATGGGGCAGCATTTCCAGAGTTTTCACAAAAACACCATGTTATTGAACCCTTCGATATTCCACCTGACTGGCGGAGATTTAGGTCCGCTGATTTCGGTTATTCTAGTCACTCTGCCGTACATTGGTTCGCAATAGATCCCAACTACGAAACGCTCATTATCTATAGGGAACTTTATCTCAGCAGACACACAGGCCGAGACTTAGCGAAAGCGGTTATGGAAGCAGAGATGGGTGATAAGGTGCAATATGGCGTCCTAGACAGCTCATGTTGGCACAATAGGGGGCAAATAGGCCCCTCAATAGCAGAAGAAATGATTTCCATGGGTTGCAGATGGCGTCCATCAGATCGATCAAACGGTTCTAGAGTGGCAGGAAAAAACAGACTGCATGAACTTCTAAAAATAGATGACCATACAGACCTTCCAGGAATTCAATTTTTTAATACCTGCCGTCAGATCATTGCAGATTTACCAACCATCCCAAGTGATCCTAAAGGCAGCGATGACATCGATCCAAGATACGCCTCAGATCATGCTTACGACAGCGTTAGATACGGCATCATGAGTAGACCCAGAGCTTTCGACTTTGGTCAAATGCCGGTCAACACTTTTACCCCAGCAGATTCAATATTTGGTTATTAATACATGGCTTTAATGCAACCCCCTGATAAAGTTTCACCAGAAGACAGCACTGAAACAGATGCTGTTGTTGCTCTGGATGAAGATACTAATGTCGAAGAAGAAAACGTTGAATATTCCGGCATAGCCGCTTTTATTCAGTCCCAGTTTCGCAGAGCAAAAGATCATCGTATAAGTGACGAAGAACGCTGGCTAATGGGCTACCGAAACTACCGAGGGATTTATGGTCCTGAAGTTCAGTTTACAGATAGCGAAAAATCAAAAGCTTTTGTTAAAATTACCAAGACAAAAGTCCTAGCTGCCTACGCCCAAGTCGTTGATGTTTTGTTTGCTGGTTCGAAGTTTCCACTTGGTATTGAACCTCGCAACGATCCAAACGGTGTTGCTGATGCAGTATCTTTCGATGCAAACGAAGTAACTGAGGAAAAAGTCCAAGAGACAACTGGTCAAACATACAAACCTCCAAGGGCTGTATCGCGTCCAGAGCTGGAAGATTTAGGTGTTTATGAAAACACACTGAAGCCAGTAGAAGGTGAATTAGCCGAGGGACCGGGAAAAACTCAAAGTTCGATCACTTTTGAGCCAGC